GGATTAACTTTTTCACTAATCTCTACCATTCTATGATGCATGTGTGCAACATTGTTGCTTTGTTCACTTGTTACTTGTTCTACAAAGTCTTTATACTTATTTAGATCTACTTGTGTCAATTTAGCCTCTTAATCTTCTTGTCCAATATAAACATCTTCTGGTTTTTCTTCTGAATATGCTAGTACGCTTTCTGCTTCTATCATACGTATGTCAAATGTACCATGTTCATTTTCAATCTCTATAGCTCTAGTCCAACGACCATGTTCAACTAATATCCAATGATTGACTTCGTACTCATCATTGTTGTCTGGGCCTTTAGCATAAACTTTAGCCCAGCGAGGGTAAATTCCTCTAGTCTTACCATTATCGTCTCCAATAATTAAACCACTTTTTGTTTTTTGTTCACCAAAGTGCATGTCTCGTACCAAAACTCTATTTTTTATTGGTGTGACATTTGCCTTGATGCTATTAAGATTCATTGCCATTTATTCACCTTTTTGCACAAAATTACCATCATCATCTTCCACCCAATCACCTTCTTCTTCAATAGATAAAGGATCCTGTGCAGGAGCAGTTTCTTCAACTTTAACTTTTCTACTTACTGCTTGTTCTTCTGGAACGCCAGGATTAGATGCATAGTAATCTTTTAGAACTTGTTCTCTTGTGCGAACAATTTTTCCACCAGGGCCTAATTCATCACCTCTTGCATTAACTTTGGCATTACCTACAGCAGGAGTAAGTTCATTTTTTTGGCGCAGTAAATCCATATCAATTTGTTTACCTTGCATACTTTTGTAGACTTTACGTCCTGTTTGTTTCATTGGCATAATTATACCTCCTAAATGTTATATGTGTACTTATCTCAAGAACTCACGCCAATCCAGGTCATATTGGATTGAATTAATACGATGCACACCTATCAAATATAGTACATAGCTTGCTACACTAGATCCTCTGCCTACACCCCATACAATATTGTTATCACGCATAAAGTTCACAAGATAAATCATATACTGTAGTAAAGGCATCATACCTCTACCTTCAAACTCTGCAAGTTCTTCTGCACATCTAGCAGTTTCTTCTTGTGTAGTACATTTTGTTAAAATATAGTTGTGTACATTTAATTTTTTATATTCATCAGGCATAAACCATTCACCTTGGCATACACCGTCAAACGTCTTTTGATCTACATCTAATGGGATATATTTTTGTAGTTTGTCTAGACCTTGTTCTTCCATAGCGGCATTGAACTTGTCTACATCGTCATTTGCATCACACAACACCACATGAACTTTATCCGCATGACCTGAATAGATCATATCGATAAGATCTTTATTTGTAAATCGCGGGATACCGAGAGAGTCTGTTTTCATAAGCATACATGTATTTTAACTGATATTAATCAAATTGTCAAGATCATTTTCGTCAGAATCTTGATTTTGTTGTTGAGATTTTTGAATTCTCAACCTTTGTTCTTCTTTTAGTTGATCTAATATCATTGTCATCTGAATTTGTACTGATGGGTTACGAGTCTTCCAATATTTTTGTGACAATTCGGATATTTTATCGTTTAATTCAGTATCAGTAAGATCTGAGAAATCATCAATAAGAGGATGCATTATTAACTAAAATTACCTACGTAATGAGCATAAACAACTAGGCCAGCATCAGTAGTCCAAAATTCTAATATATGCGGATTTGTATTACTTGAGGCTGTAACTGTAACGCTTGTAGAATTAGTTGATGTCCATCCTGTAGCACCATCATTCCTCATTCCTGTTGCACTAATAGTCACAGCTCTTGAATCACCGTCGCTAGTAATAGCCAACCTCATTTTTCCTAATTTTCCGCTTGTAGGCCAATCAGTAAGTGTTAGTGTTATATCGTCTCCTGCTTGCACAGTTTGGTAATGACCATTTGTCCAGTTTATGTTTTGATTAGATGTTACGTTTCCTATGACATAAACTTCTTCTACGTTAGCTCTAAAATTAGCATCTTGAATATAAAAACCGTTCCAGTCGCCGCCCACTGTGCTACCACTTTCTACGATTGCACTGGCAGCTACACCTGCAGTTTTGTCTTGTAAAGCAGTTATTTCACTTGCTGCTGTTGATAAGCTGTTTTTTATAGTAGAAAAGTTATCTCTAAATCCCTGTGAATCATTATCTTGACCTGCTATAGGATAAAGAGCATCTACATCTGCACTGTTTATATTACTTGCCATTTTTTATGTCTCCATATTATTTATCGTTATTATACATTGATTTTGTAATTTTGAAATACAATATATTGTTCATTTGAATTTCCTGTAGTGCTATCAATAACAACTCTATCTATATCAAAATCAAACTGATTAAAATTTATAGCCCTATTTTTTATAGCTGTTTGGATTATTTGACTAGTACCAGGCTTACAATAACACAAAGGAACAGCCTTGGTATATCCTTGAACTGCAATAGTATTTGGTTGTGATGTGCGCATCCACAGTGGTAAAAAGTTAATTTCAGTTTCGCCTAAACCTTTTAGTGCATCTCTAACATGACTTATATTACTAATGTACCTAACTCTATCATTTGCTCCATCAATAGTTATAGAGTCGCTATCTACTTTAAGTGTATTCTCCGGAACTGGTCTAAATCTATAAGGTTCAAAGTTTCCTACTACAATCTGATAGTTTACATCGGTGCCTCCTCTAATACCTATAGATATAGTTCCTGAATTAGGTATCACAATATTTCCTGCTCTACCTGTTATATCAAGCGATGGAAGCAGACTATATTCAACATCACCAAATCTTCTAGTGTTTATGATAATTTTGCTTGGATCATAGTTTTCAGCACTGTCTGGTTCTTGTTCATACATTATAGTGTTTACACTATTTTCTTTATTATTTTTTATTGTAAATTTAGTTCTTACATCACCATTAGCAGATTCTGCTGGATCAATTACTTCTATATAAACAACTTCATAAACAACAGTTTGTGACCCAGGATTTTTTGCTACTGCTGTCTTTATTTCACCTAGTTTATATTTTTTTCTTTTAATATTTTTTGCAAAAGCACTTACATAGTATTCTGCTGTTTTTGTTTCTATACCTGCATACAACAACATTTTCATTTGTTTTTGTAATCCAAAGTTTGGATCATTTGGTCTATATATATAATCGCTGTCAAACAAACTAGTATCACTGATAATATCTTCGTAAGCTAATCTTTGATTTTGTCTAAAGAAAGGCTTCATATATAAATTGCTATAAAGTTTATCATCAGGATCAGTTACACTTAGATTAAATGTTCTTTCAATCGCACTGTATCCAAATTGATCTCTTGCTTTGACTGTAAAACTAAAGTCTCTATCAACAGTTGTTGTGTTTCCGTCTAGTTTAAAATCTTGGCTATCAAAAACTGTTATACCAGGATTTTGTACTGTGCCAAAACTGTTTATTTTTCCTATAATTTCTCCATCATATGAAAGTGTAAGACCAGGAGGCAAACTACCACTTTCAAGAGTATAAAGTAAAAATGCATTAGGGACGTTGGTAGTGGCACTTACACTTAGAGTACTAATATAATTGCTGTTGATAGTTCCAAGATTACTTTGTGTGTTCCAAGCAATAGTGCTGTCTACTTCACCAAGTAATTTAACAGTGAAAGTTTTGGCTTTGCGTGATTCTTCCGGAGTAGTTGTTTCAACAGTTCCTAAATCAATAGTATCGCCTGCACTAATATTATCTAATAATGGAGTATATTTTGCAGCATTTTCAGGATCAGCAGAATCACCCAATGTAATTATGTCATAATCAAGATTAGTTTCTGTGTCTATTTTAGCAACACCATAAGTATTTTGATTTAGTGTAAACTGTTGTCCTACTGCAAAATCAGCATAAGCATTTAATTTGTTAATTTTGATAGTTGTATCGCCTATAGCTGCATCTAAAAAAGCAAACGTGGTAAGAGCCACTGTGTCTGTATCAACTGCAAATCTAATAGCTTCAATTGTAAATTTGTATTCTCTAGTAACAGCTGGTTGATAGGGAACTGCTCCTGCTATTTCGCCTGTTGATTGATCCAACGCTAAACCAGGAGGCAATATACTCGCAGTGCCATCATTATTAGTTGCCTTGAGTTCATAATATATAATACCATCTAGTGTATTTGGATCAATAACGTCGAGATAAAGTGTTACATAGTTATTTGCTCTGCGGAAACCTAGGTCTGCAGGAGTCAACCAAATCGGCACTCTAACATTTGTATTATCCGCAGTAAAAATACCATTTGCAACTTGCATAATAGTATTATCTGCTTTGAGGAAATCATCACCTACTACATATATCAAAAATGTTCTTTCAGCTTCGTTGTCTCCGTCACTTACAGAAACAGTAAATTCATAATTTCTGTTAAGTTTCCTAGGAGCCCGAGTTGGCACAAAAATATCATATATACCGGTATCGTAGTAAAAACTGTCATAACCGTTTGAACTTCTTACTGCAAAGTCAAAAGGAGCAGTGCCATAATTTGTTTCATCGTAACGACCTTCGTTGGCACCTTTTTCTAGTGCAAGAATGGGTTCAACTATACCCACCAGTCTTCCATCTAAAGTTAACTGTATACCAGGTGGTAATTCACCATTACCTTCTTTTATATAATATTCAAGATTGTCTCCTGCTATAACATCAGGATCAAAAGCTTCAAGTTGAAAATCAATTGGTGCACTGTCAATAATAAAATAAGTGTTGTTTGGACCCACAGGTAAACTACCTTGTTCAGTTACCCAGGTAGGATCGTCAGGTCCTTGAACAAGCACTTTAAATGTTCTATCGCTTATTTCACCGTTGAGTGTTGCTCTAAGGACAAAAGTTGAAAGAGTGTCGATTTGCACTTCATATGGTGTGCCAATAAGTTCTGCACCACTTAGTCTTAAACCTTGTGGCAATTTGCCACTAATGAGTTGAATTGTTACTCCTGATGTATCTAGAGGTAGATAGGCTGCATCAACAGGCAACGGTACCACTATAGTTTGTGTTTCTTGTAGAGTAGCTATTAGTTTACCGGATTGTTCTGTCCATATTTGTGCCATCAATTACTCCTTTAGTATATTTATCGGAGTTATACTAATGCACCAAAATCACTTGTAATGTCAACAGGTGCAACTAGGGTACCGTAATCAACGTCTGTATTAAGTATCAGCCATTCACTAAGATTACTTGCAGTTTTTACTATACTATTGAAATCAAACCCTGTTGTAAAGTCGCTGAGATCTCTTATATCAATACCGTGAACTAAACCTGTTAAATCACCAGTAAAACTGTCAGACGAAATTGTTGATGCATTTGTAATTGTATTCTGATTTGCATCTAGATTTCCACCTAGTGTAGGGTTTAAATCTAATTGTACTAGATTGGTAGGATCTACATCAAAAAATATTTGTGTTCCTGTAACTCTTGTGTCAATATTTGTGCCACCATATAGATTCACACTGCTACTACCTTTTGTAAGAATGACAGTACCACTATCACTTACCATAAGCACTTGATCTAAAGCATTTGAAGTTAAGGTAATTTCTGTATCTGAGCTAGTCAAACTTATTCCCGAACCTACTAGGCTTTTGAATTGTAATTCATATCCTACTTTGTCTGAAAAAATTCCTGTACCACTACCTAAATTAACAGCATCTCCACTTTGCGCACTTGTTAACCTTGTATCTACATCTGTAAAATTTGCGTTTACTTTTGCAAATGCCTCACGGAGATCGTCACCTGTACCGTCGTTAGCAATATTACCTATATTAATTGTTTGTATTGTCATCTATATCTCCGTTATAAGTTTGCTAATACCCATGCCTTAAATGCTGCATAATCTCCAGCGCCATCTTGTAGTGCTGTTTTTAAATCTGCTATTTTTACATAACCAGGTATCTCACCATTTACACCATCTACTAATAGTGTTGAATCATCTGCAAACACACTGCCAATTACATCACCTGTAACATTACCTGTAACGCCTTCAGCTGCTACAATATTTCTGTTTGCATTGATTACTTGTCCAGCGCCTGCAGAAAGATCTAAATTTGCTGATGCAACAATTTGTATAGGACCCGGACCAGTAGAGCCACCATTTGAAATAGTTAAGTAACTGTCACTTGCTGCCATCCAGTTTATACTAGATATTGTTCCTGTAATAGTTCCACCTACTCCATCTACTAATAATGTTGAATCGTCTGCAAACACACTTCCTTTCACATCACCAATAAGTGAACCTGTAAGTGTATCACCTTGTTGGACAACATTTAAAGTCCCTGTCAATTCATCGAAATCAACTCGTTCATTTTTCCATATACCATCTACAAATTTAAGAACATCATTTGTTTTATCACCTGTAAATACAACATTATTTAAATTGTCAATATTTTGATCTTGAAATTGTGCATCAAAACTAGCATCGATAGTTCCTGGTTCATATCTACCTAAGGTGCTATCATAAATTAGAATTTCACCGTTTGCTGGTGAAGTTGATCCTACGTTTGCTAGATCTTCTATGTTAGCAGGAATAGTAGGTTTTCCTGTAAGCGAAGCATAAACACCATCAAACAATGTAGGTGTGTTGGATAAATCTGTGTAACTGCCTGTAAATGCAACACTGTTCAAACTGTTGCCATCAACTGTAAATGTGGTACTTTCAACTACTAAATTTTGAACTGTAAGTGTGCCACTTGCTGTAACATCAACAACATTTACTATATTGTTACCACTAAGATTTAAACTGTCACCTGAAGGTAATTCTTTAATTTTATTGTTGTCTGTAGTGTCAACTATGAGTGGATATCTTACTGCCATTTTGTTTTCCTATATCTATATTTAGTGTAGATCTGCCCAGCCAGCAACACTGTCGTTGTTTGCGTCTGCAGCATATCCTTGAAACTTTCCTGTTGTTGTGTTGTACACCATCAATCCTTCTTCAGGTGTAAGTGCATCTACTTGTGCTTGAGTGAGCATTGGTGCTTTAAAACTTGAAGGCTCTGTAGGTCCTACTATTTTTGCATTTATGCCATCAACTAAAAGTGTTGAATCATCTGCAAAAATTGTTCCAGTTACATCAGCATCTACTTTTATACTTGCACCGTTAACAACTAAATTTCCATCAGCATCTGCTTGAAGTCTTGCATTACCAAGATAGATAAAATCTTTTACATATAGATCTGTCCACTGTTTACTTGCACTACCAAGCGCATATGTACCGTCAGTACCTGGTATAATATTGCTTGCTAAATTATCTAAATCTGTAAGATTATCAGCATATAATTCATCAAAGTTGTCGTTGATTTTATCAAATGCTGTTCTTAAAGGATCGCCGTCACCTTTGTTTGCACTTGTACCAATGTTAATAGTCTTCTTAGCCATTATACTCTCCCTACCACAACTTCAACTGTGCCTTTGCC